AGATATTTATGAAAAAATAACAGATGCTTGTAAAAAATCTAAAGCCTTTTTTGATTATTATAATTTAGTTGAAGCCATTGTTATTGAACATACTGTATTTATGAATAGTCCAAAAACCGCAGCAGACTTAGCGTTAATTCAAGGTGCAATTTTAGGCGGTGCTGGATCTGCTGGAATAAAATATATTGGAAAAGTATCTCCAATAACATGGCAAAATTATCTTGGCAATAAACGACTTACAAAAGAAGAGCAGATTCAAATAAGATCTGCAAACCCTAATAAATCAGACTCATGGTATAAATCATACGAAAGAGAGTTTAGAAAGTTAAGAACAATAAAACTATTAGATATTATTTATGATAAAAAAGTTGACGATAATGATGTTGCCGACGCATGCGGTATTGGACATTGGGCAATACATAATTGGGATAAGGCTATTGGAGTTGACAAGGATTAATATGGCTGCTAAACTATATACAAATGAACTATGGCTTAAGAAAAGATATCATATTGATAAAAAATCTCCAGAAGCCATAGCAAAAGAATGTGGGGTTAGTGTGGAAACTATTTACGTATACCTTGCTAAATTTGGATTAAGGAAATCAAAAAGATGAAGCCAATTTTTCCAGATGTAAAACATTTTAATTGTCAAGATCTATACTTATTAACAGTTGGTACTTCTGCTGGAAGAGAAATCTTAGACTCTTGTCATGAAATTGCACACATGTTAATAAAGAAAAATATTGCATATGGAAACTCTGCATTAGAGCCTGTTCGTATTTTTAGTAAGGCTGATGCACGAGAACAATTACATGTTCGTATTGATGATAAGTTAAGCAGAATTATGCGTGGCACATCCTATGTTGGTGATAATGATATCGATGATTTGATTGGCTATCTTGTTTTGCTTAAGATAGCAAAAGCAAAAGAGTTAGGTGTTCAGGAGGATTACGGACTTGTCGACTGAAGAAGATTTAGTAAAGCATTTGGATGAGGTTAATCGTGTAGTTGAAGAATATCTAAAAGGTAATGACCCAACTAAAATATCTAAACAATTAGCCTTGCCAAGAACAAAAGTTGTCCAACATATTAATGAGTGGAAGGTTATGGCTTCTGCTAATGATGCTATTAGTGCTCGTGCAAAAGAAGCACTTGCTTCTGCTGATGCTCATTATAATAAGTTAATTAGTAAATCTTATGAAGTTATTGAAGATGCAACAACAACAGCAAATCTTGGTGCAAAAACTGCTGCAATTAAATTAGTTATGGATATTGAATCTAAAAGAATTGATATGTTACAAAAGGCTGGACTGTTAGAAAATAAAGAATTAGCAGAAGAAATGCTTCAGATTGAAAAGAAGCAAGAAATATTAATGGCAATTCTTCGTGATATAGCCTCTGAGTATCCGCAGATTCGTGATGAGATTATGCGTAGACTTTCAGATATTGCTAAAAAGGATGAAGTGATTACAATTGTCCACGATGTTTGATGATTTTTTGGAGGCACTCAAAGATAATAATTTTGAAGAAACTCCAGTAGATGCAAAAACATTTGTTGAGTCACCTGATTATTTAGGGCAGCCAGGACTATCTGAAATTCAATATGATATTGTTCAAGCCATGAGTCAGATCTATCGTAAAGAAGATTTAGAAATGATTATGGGCGAAGAACAAGGTGCAAAATACTATGAAAAATATACTAAGAATGAAATTATCCTCCAACTGGGCAAGGGTAGTGGAAAAGATTTTACTTCTACTGTTGCTTGTGCTTACATTGTGTATAAGTTACTATGCCTTAAGGACCCAGCAAAATATTTCGGTAAACCCTCTGGAGATGCCATAGATCTTATCAATGTTGCTATTAACGCACAGCAGGCTAAGAATGTTTTCTTTAAAGGTTTTAAAACAAAGATTGAAAAGTCTCCTTGGTTTGCAGGCAAGTATGAAGCAAAGGTAGACTCAATAGGATTTGAAAAATCAATTACAGTCTATTCTGGACATTCTGAAAGAGAATCTCATGAAGGTTTAAATCTTTTGTTAGCAGTTCTTGATGAGATTTCTGGCTTTGCATCAGAAGTTGCTACTGGTAATGAACAGGGTAAGACTGCTGATAATATTTATAAAGCGTTTCGTGGCTCTGTGGACTCTCGTTTCCCAGATCTTGGAAAAGTTGTTCTTCTTTCATTCCCTCGATATAACGGTGACTTTATTTCCGAACGGTATGAAGCAGTGATTGCAGACAAAGAGGTAGTAACCAAATCACATAAATTTATTATTAATCCATTGTTACCAGAAGATGATAAAGATAATTGGTTTGAAATATCGTGGGATGAAGATCACATTAATTCTTATAAATATCCTGGAGTATTTGCACTTAAAAGACCGACTTGGGAAGTAAACCCTACTAGAAAAATTGATGACTTTAAAATTGCTTTTATGACAGACCTTGGAGATGCCATGATGCGTTTTGCTTGCGTACCAACTTATGCATCAGATGCATTTTTTAAACAAGCAGATAAGGTTCGTGCTTGTATGACATCCAGAAATCCACTGGATCAATTCAGAAGATTTGAAGAAAACTTTAAGCCAGATCCAGAAAAAATTTATTATGTTCATGCTGACCTTGCACAAAAACACGACAAGTGTGCGGTAGCAATAGCGCATGTTGATAAATGGGTTAATGTTCAAGTCATCAAAGATTATGAACAGATATCTCCTATTGTGGTTGTTGATGCCGTAGCATGGTGGGAGCCAAAGGTAGAAGGCCCAGTTAATTTATCTGAGGTAAAGCAGTGGATTCAAAATCTAAGAAGGCTTGGATTTAATATAGGTTTAGTAACTTTTGACCGTTGGCAATCATTTGATATTCAAAATGAGTTGCAGGCGGTAGGGATAAGAACAGAAACTGTATCAGTAGCCAAGAAGCACTACGAAGATATGGCTATGCTTGTATATGAACAAAGATTGGTAATGCCTGCTATTGAATTATTATTTGAAGAATTAACTGAACTTAAAATTATGAAAAATGATAAAGTGGACCACCCTCGTAAAAAATCTAAGGACTTGGCTGATGCTGTTTGCGGATCAATTTTTGGTGCCATATCCTACACCCCAAGAGATAAAAACCTTGAAGTAGAGGTCCACACCTTTAGAGATAGACCAAAACGAGTTGACACATTACCAGAGAATGTGATACACTATAAACCTACACAAATAGAAGAAATTAACGACTATTTGGATAGATTAAAAACAATATAAAAACAAAATGAATAAAAAGGAGAAAAATGAATTCATTTAAAAAGATCGCTCTCGCCATGGTTGCAGCCATGACACTGGGCACACTTGGAGTAGCACCTGCAAATGCTGCCCCCATGACAGTTGCTTTGACTATTAATGGATCTGCCCCTGCGACAGTAGGAACAGCCACAACAACTGCTGTAGAACTACCAGTTCCAGCAGATAACTCAGTAGATGCTGCAGACGCACTTAAGTTTGTTGTTACAGTAGATACAGGAACACAGGTTTCTGTAGTTACAACAAATGCATCTATCGTACTTGCAACAGCAACTGCTGCTGCTCCAGTAACTGCATCAAGCGGTTCTGCATCAACAACAATTGCAACAGGTACAGGTACAACTGCTACATTCTATGTCTTTACAAAGACAACTGCAGTAGGTACTGTTTCTATTACAAACCAAGGTGAAACCAAGGTTTATTATGTACAGGGCGCAGTCGGAAAGATCAACGATATTTCGGTATCAGGTCTTGAAGTCGGTGCTGCAGGTACACAGGTAACTCTTACAGTTACTGCCAAGGATGTGTTTGGTAACAAGGTTTCTGGAAAGTCAATTACAGCAGTAGTTGCTAACGGAACTCTCGATACCACAACTGCCACAACAGGCACTGGTCTTACTGATTTTGGTACTCGTGATTTTAAGGTAACTCTTCCAACATCTGGATCTGCTGCCGTAATTTTCTCAGTAACAAACTCTTCTGATCTCGCAACTGCTGTAACAGGTTTTAATACCGTTACCTCATCTGTTGCTAAGAACATTGCAGTTCGTGACCTTGCTGCTGAACTAGCAACCGCACAGGCTGCATTGGCTACAGAAAAGGCTGCTTCTGCTGCTGCTTCTGTTGCTGCTGCAACTGCTGCTGCTAAGGCTGCATCTGATCTTGCACTTGCACAGGCTGATTTAATTAAGGCTAAGGCTGATGCAGCAACTGCTGCTGCTAAGGCAATTACAGATGCTGCTACCGCTAAGGCTCTTGCAGATAAGGCTCTTGCTGATGCCTCTGCTGCTCATGCTGCAGAACTTGCTAAGGTAAAGGCTGATAATGATGCTGCACTTAAATTAATTAAGGATGCTTTCAATGCACTTGCAAAGAAGTGGAATGCAAAGAATCCAAAGGCTAAGGTTACTTTAGTTAAGTAATACTTACTTTCTAAGATTAAAGCGGGGATTGTTATCTCCGCTTTTTTCTTTATTTAAAATTAAATGTTATAATAGTCTTATTAAATCGGAGGCAGAAAGGAAAATTAAAAAATTAATCAGAATACTAACAGTAATTTTATTAGCATTTGGATTTAATCTTTGGCTTCCAATAAATGCTAATGCTACTTGTGTAAATTATATTCAATCTCAGGCTATAGCAGCAGCATACAGTGGTGACGAAATTCCAACGGTACACGAAATGGATACTTGCGGAGGAGATGATGTATCTTATCAAATACCAATAGCCACAACAATTACATTTGATGGGGTGCAGTATGATCAGGTTTATGCAACAACTAATTCTGTAATTACATTTGGAAGACCAGACGGAACATATTGGGATTATCCACAAACACCATCTATTTCTTTATATTCTATGGATTGGGTTTCAGGATGGTATAACGCACCAGATACATTAAATATTTCTTATTCAGAAGGTGGATTTCAATTAGGGCTTCAAGTTATACCGTTTGGACAATGGGGTGCACCAGTTCCAAGTAACATTAATATATTGGTTGCTATAACAAATACTGGTGGTATTTCCGTAGCATATAGTTATCAAGGTCCAGAATATCCCAATCTTAGAACAGGTGTTCGTTTGCATGACGGATCTATAGTATCACTTGAGGCTTGGGGAGCGACACAAATACAGGCTGGATCTCCTACTCCTACCTTGTCTGCAGAACCCGTTCCAGAGCCTTCCCCAAGCCCTACAGGACCTTCTCAGGCAGAGATAGCCTTCCAGGAAGAGGCAAGAATTACAGCGTCTTTAATAGCCAATGCAATAGCATCAGCACAAAATGTTACTCCTGAGCCATCGCCTGAGCAAACTCAACCAGTCGATCCCACTCCAACTCCAACACCTGAAACAACTTCTGAACCAGAACCAACTCCAAGCCCTGAGCCATCGCCAACTGTTGAGCCTTCACCAGAGCCTTCACCTCAGCCAACGGATATAGATCCAAGTCCAGAGCCAACACCTGCTCCATCTCCAACTGCACCTTCTCCAGAACCATCTTCTGATACTACCACAGAGCCAGAAATAGTTGTAGTAGAACCTGAAGTTATTACCCCAGAAGATCCAAGATTTCCAGAAGAACCAACGGTATCTGGAGAAACAAACGATTTAATTAGGCAATTATCTGACCTAACAAGTAAAGATACATTAGCAAAATTAACACCAGAACAAAAAGCAGCAGTAGCAGTTACCTTGGGTATTAAACCAGATGAAATAAATAAAGTTGCTGAATTAGCCAAAACAAATGAAGCAGTTGCAGAGGCATTGACTACATTCTCAGAAAAGGCAAAAGCAAACGAAAATGCCCCTATGCCATATACATTAGCAGATGCTGTTACTGAAGTACAAGCAGAAAAATTGCTGGCAGATCCAATAGGGGCATTAACAAATATTAACTTAGAAAAAGTTCTTAGCCCATCAGAATGGGGTAAAGATATGACGGATGATCAAAGAAAAAAGGTTCAAGAAATTGTAATACCAGTTATAATAGCATCAAATCTCGTGGCATCGTCCATGACAAGGAGGAAATAAATGAAAATACTTAAAGCGGTATTTAAATATGCAGGGGAAGTGGTGAAAGAAAGCATTGCTCAGATTTTTACACTCCTTGGATTTTTCATAGCATGGCTAACCTTGACTGGTACAGCCCAGCAGGTAGTAGGTTTAGCCACAGTAATTTCTACTGTTATTTGGCTTGCAACCATCCCATTACGAAAAGAAGAGTAATAATCCTGCTATAATAGCAATATGAAAATTCGTAACATTTTTTTATCCTGTATACTAGTATTAACGATGAGTGGATGCTCATATAACGGTTTTTATCGTTATGAATGTCAGGATCCAACTAATTGGGATAAGGTAGAATGTAATGTACCAATTTGTGAGACTTCTGGAACTTGTTCAAAAGATCTAGTAGGTAAAACAGTTTGGGACGAATATCAGAAATCGAAGGTAAAAAATGGCTAAAGAAAGATTTACACCACAAGATCTAGATGCTAGACTTAAATTTATACTTGGCATAATTTTAGGAACAATCCTATTGTGCACATCACTTGGAATTTTATATGGTTTGTTATTTGTTACACAACCAGTCGGAGCACAATCAGAAAACGATAAAATGTTTTTTAATGTGCTTGGATCAGTAGCAACATTTATTACAGGAACTTTGGCAGGTCTATTAATTGGACAGTCAGGTGCTAAAGATATTATGAAAGCACAACTTGATAATAAAGAAATGGATGCTAAAAATACACAAGCAGATAAAAAACTTGAATCAGAATTATCAATTAATGAATTAAAGGCAGATGTAGAGGCAGATGCAGTAAGAGCAAGACTTGCTGCAAAACCAGATGGTCAGATGCCAGAAGAACAACCAGTTGATTTAGATTGGCATAAGGAGTAATCATGGCAGAACAAGGAACAGCAGCAAGACTTATTGAAGTTGCTAAAGCAGAAGTTGGATACATTGAAGGTCCAAAAGATAATGAAACAAAATACGGTGCCTTTACTAAAGCCAATTTTCAACCCTGGTGTGGTTCATTTGTTATGTGGTGTGCAAATGAAGCAGGAGTAAAGGTTCCTAATACTGTTTATACTCCAGGAGGTGCTGCAGCATTTAAAAAGGCTGGAGCATGGATTGATGCAGACATTGCAGATCCAGAACCAGGAGACATTGCTTATTTTGATTTCCCCTCTGATGGTGTAGATAGAATCTCACATGTTGGTATTGTTATTGAAGATAATGGCGATGGAACTGTTTGGTGTATTGAAGGAAATACTACTGGTGATGGCAAGAAAGGTAGCCAAAGAAATGGCGGAGAAGCATGTAAAAAACTTCGTGCCTATAAGAAAAATAAAAAGAATGTAATGATTTCTATAGTAGGTTTTGGAAGACCTAAGTTTGGTAAATCTGCTGCCACACCTGTTGCAACAAATGCAACTAAACCAACAGTTAAAAAACCTAAAACATGCCCAGCATGTAAACAAGAAATCAAATAGTTGACATATTTTTAGTCTAATGCTATACTAAATAGTAAACATAGAAGGGTATACAATGACTTGTATTGCAGTCGTTCGTGACAAGGTAAATAATAAAATATGGATGGCTGGTGATCGTGCTGTCTCAGATGATAATACAATTAATATTTGTTCTAGTCCTAAGATATGGAAAAAAGAAGGATATTTATTTGGATATGCTGGATCAATGGATGGAGACAGAATAAAACATTTATTTGTACCGCCACAATATGAGGGTCGTGGAAGTATTGATAAATTTATGTATAGTAAATTTTTAAAGGCTTTGCGTAATTTTTATGAAGGTTGGTGGGTAGATGTGTCCCCATCATCAGATTTTGGAATGATTATTTGTGTGCGTGGGAAAATATATGAACATAATGCAGCAGATATGTCATTAACTCAATATGAACAAGATTATTTAGCAATGGGTTCTGGCGCAGATTTAGCATTAGGATCACTGTATTCAACCCAAAAACAAAAAGATGCAAGGAAAAGAGCAGTGCTTGCAGTAAATGCTGCAATAAATCATTCAATGTCTTGCAAAGGTCCTATTGACATTCTAAGTGTTTAGGGGTATACTAAATATATGAATCATATGAATGAAGAGGATCTATCTCCTGAAGAACAAGAGTTTGGCATTTGGCTAAACAACGGTATCGAAAGAGGTTGGATTAGTGATCCATACTGTCACACACACGATGGTGGATATCAATATATGAGTGAAGAAGAAATAGAAGAATGGGAAGCAGGAGGCGACCCATGCGAACATGTAGTAAGAATATTTATTTAACAGAAAGGTAATACAATGAAAAAAATATTAACAGCACTATTATCAATATCAGTTATTCTAATGCCATTACAGATGGCACAAGCAGCCGATGAAAAGGTTCTTGCAATTATTGATACAGCAATTGACTCTAATAAAGTATCTTCAGTAATTTATGAGGCATGTTTTACACAAAATCAATCATGTCCAAATAAAACCAATTTTATGGAGGGCAAAGGTGCTGCTGCATCACCAATATGGCCTACATCAATTACTAGTGATATTTATCATGGACATAATGTAACTCAAGCAGCACTCGTTACAAGTCCAGATATTAAGATTGTTTTTGTAAGAATTGCAAACGTAACAACATCTGGAGGATCTTTAAATCAACCAGAATCTATGGTTCAGGCAATTAAATGGGTAGCAAACAATGCTTCAAAATATAGTATTGATGCAGTTTCAATTAGTCAGTCTAGCGTTTCAAATAATAATTTAGCACGATGCACTACTGATACTGTTGCTATTAGTTCAGTATCTTCGTTAAATAATCAGTCAGTTCCAGTTTTTGCTGCTACAGGTAATGATGGATTATTGGATAAAGTTGGGTTCCCATCATGCGTTACTGGCGTGATAGGTGTTGGGGCATTAGCATCTACATCAACTCCTAAATTACCATTAACATATACTATTTTTGCAAAATCAACTAATAGGGGGCCTGGGCTAGATGTAGTTGCACAAGGTGATACGATTATAACAAGATATAACGGCACGGTTGTAGAGGTATTTGGAACATCAATTGCATCACCAATTGCAGCGTCTTTATATGTAAATAAAAACATAGATAAAAATGTAAATAACTTCATTAGCAATTTTGCGAAGGTATTAACATATCCTTACATTTCCAAGTAGTAGTATAATAGTCCTAGGTAAGACTAAAAACTGCCTAATATTATTATAGGAGAAAAAATGGAATCAAATAAAAGATCATCAATTAAAACGCTTAGTTGGGAAACGTTTCATTTAGTTGTTCTTGCTGGAATAATTTATTTATTTACTGGCGAGTGGGAATATGCAAGCCTTGGTGCACTTCTTTATATAGGAATTGAGTCATTGGGATATTTTATTCATGAAAGACTATGGGCCAAGTACGGCAAGAAGGTGAAATAATGCGTATCAAAATTATTAGATTTATTGCTAAAATACTTGGATATGAACTAAGTTCCGCTCCTCGTGGCGTACCAGTTTGGCAGTTAAGAAAGAAAAAATAATGCCAGCATATGAATATGATTGTATGGCATGTGCTGTACGCTATACAAAGGTTAGATCAATGTCTGATGAAGATCCAGGGTACGAATGTGAAACTTGCAATAAGCCTTTAGTTCGTGTATACTCTAATGTAGGAGTTACCTTCAATGGCTCTGGATTCTATAAAACTGATAATAGAAAGGTATAATATGTTTAGTATGCTTAAGGATAAAGAAGATCAAAAACTATGGCTTCTTGATGCAACAGATCGCTGTGATCGATGTGCTGCTCAGGCATATGTAAAGGTGGTTGGCAAAACTGGATCCTCCCTTTTGTTTTGTGGGCACCATTATAATAAAGCAATGGACAATGCAGTTGGGTATGATAATATGATGAAATTTGCATTAGAAATTGTTGACGAAAGAGAACGATTAATTGAAAATAAACTGATAGGAAGTGCAAACTAATGTACGAATATAGAGTTAAAAAAATAACTGGGGTAGTTGATGGAGATACTATTGACGTGGACATCGATCTTGGCTTCAGTGTGTCCTTCTCCCAACGAGTACGCCTTGCTGGTATTGACACTCCAGAATCACGCACCTCGGATAAATTTGAAAAAAGTCTCGGACTTGAAGCAAAAGAATACTTAAAGTCTAAGTTAAAAGATGCTAAAGATATTATGATTAAAACAGAAAAGCCAGATTCTTCAGAAAAATATGGCCGTATATTGGGATGGCTTTATATTGATGGTAATACTATTTCAATTAATGATCAGATGATTGAAGAAGGATATGCCTGGGGCTATCTTGGAGAGACCAAGGTAAAAGATTTTGCTGCTCTTGCCAAGCAAAGGGAAATTGCAAAAAAGAAAGTAAAATAATGGATGCCAAAACAGATGCTTTAATAGAGCATTTGGTTTTACAGGGTGGTATTGAGATTGCCGATATTGATCTTGAAACTGGAGAAACTTATTATAGTATTACAGATAAGTTAAAAGAACTTGCTCCAGAAATATATGAACAATTAGAAGACCAATTTAAACACCATCTTTTTATTTTAAATAAACGTGGACCAAAATCAATGACTTGGAGAATAAGGAATTAACATGGAAATAGAAGATTTAATTTTAAGCGGTGCAGTAGAGGTAGCAGGCATAGATCCTGAAACAGGAGAAATGTTATATAATTTTACAGATAAACTTAAGGATGTAAGCCCTATACTTCATAGAGAAGTAAATAATATGTTTAATGCACATGTTACAAGGCTTTGGGAATTAGATATGATTGATATGGATATTACAGCAGAAAATCCAATAGTTAGACTAACAAAAAAGGCTTTTAGTCCAGAGCATTTATCTAAATTAGATGAAGAAGAAAGATATACTCTTAAAGAAATTAGAAGGAATCTTATAAGAGAGTAGTATAATTATCTTGGTGCTACTATGCAATATTTTATAGGTTTTATATTTGGTTTTATATTGCTTTATTCTGTAATAAAATTACAGGCAAAATATAATATCTTTAATAACTTTTCATCAAGACAATTAAAACAAAGTCAAAGTAATAGGCATTATCTTTTATTTTTATTTAATCTTTATGAAGAAACTAAAAAGCCACCTAAAAAAACACAGTCTAGACTTCATGAAGAGAAAACAAATATAAAGGTAATCATTATGGAAGACCAAGCATATTGGATTAAGGATAATGTTTTTTATACTGCAAATATTTCTGGGGGTAATGTTGATCAAGATACTACTAGGGTAGTTGACACAATGACCATGAATAAGGTACAATTAGATCAAATGATGTTCATTATAGATCGTTTACGAGAAGGGATTTTAGATGATAGTGGGGGTGCAGGGAACTAGTAGTTTTGATGACTACAAGGTTTTCCTCCGTGCTGTTGGCGTAGCACTTTCTAGTATGCCATCTGACGATGATTATTTATATATCTATACTGCTGGTCCAGCAAACATAAACAAAATGGTTATGGAGTTTGTGAATGTTTCTGAAAAAGGCATGAAGTCACGTGGTAAAAAAATTAAAATGTTTAAAGTTGCACCGTCATGGTTATCAGAAAATATAAATGATATAAACTATTTTGTTTATTTATCAAAACCAAAAGAAGGCAATTCAAAGTTAGTTGCACAAGCACAATTAAATAATGTTGAAGTCGGAATATTTAAATACTAGGAGAATAATGATTATAAAAAGTTTAGAAAAGATGGAAGAGATTGTCTCAAACAATAAACAATTATCTTGGGATGGTTGGACTGTAGTTAATAACTATAAGTCAGACAAGGCTCAGACATCTAAATATGGCATTTATCTAAAGGGTAATTGGTATATGTCAAAAAGATTTGAACCAAACAGGAATGGTTGGGATATTCCAGAAAGGTTTGTGATAGGACATGCACAAACTTAAATGGAAAGATTCAGCATCTTGTTTAGAATATGATACAAATTTATTTTTTGATAAATACGAAGAAGATTTTGCGTTAAGACTTGCAATAGATTCTTTGTGTTTATCCTGTCCAGTTTCTAAAACATGTTTTGCTGTTGGTGTTTCAAGTAAAGAATATGGAGTATGGGGCGGTATTTATTTAGAAGGTGGAATAATCTCTAAAGAATTCAATGATCATAAAACAACAGAAGATTGGTCTAATACCTGGCAAAATCTTACAATGGATGGAAATAAATAATGGATCATAAAGAATATTTAAATTT